CAAGGCCAAGCCAGAGGCTGATGAGGACACTGACCCGCCAGAGCCGCTGGAGGGGGAGCCTGTCATTCCGCGCCGTGCCTATGAGGACGAGCGGCGGAAAAGACAGGACTGGAAAGCCAGGGCGGTCGAGGCCGAGACCAAGCACAAGGAGTTGCAGCGCCAGTTCGAGGACGCCCAGCGCCGCGCCACAGCACCGCCACCGCAGCAGCAGGCGCCACCACAGCCGCCGCCAGATCCGGCCAGCGATCCCCGCGGCTTCGCCCAGCATCTCGTCCAGCAGCAGCAGGCGGCGCTGCTCAACGAACGGCTCAACAACAGCGAAATGATGTTGCGGGATAAAGTGGGCGACGAAAAGCTGAACGAGTACGTGCAGGAGTTCCGCAACCTGGCCGCCGCGGACCCGACGCTGTTTGGCAAGCTCTACAGCCAGCCTCACCCGTATGCATGGCTGACCCGCGAGGTCGATCGCCTGCGCCTGGTGCGCGATGTCGGTGACGACCCCGCGGCGTACAGGGCCAAGATCGAGGCCGAGGCGCGCGCCAAATGGGAGGCCGAGGCCAAGGCGCAGCCCGCCCCATCACCCGCCGCCGGCATGCAGCCAAGCCTGGGCACCGCCCGCAGCGTCGCAGGGCGCACCGCGGGGGCATGGTCCGGCGAGCCAAGCCTCGAGGACGTACTCGCGCCAGTGCAGAACAGGCGCAACACGAATGGCAGCGGGCAGGTACGCTACTAGTGGTGCAGGTAATTCCACCACGCAGCGCCCGAGGCAAACGCTGCCACCACGATACCCATCGCACTCAGCGCAATCGTCCAAGTCTGGCGCCGCAGCTTTCGCAGCTCCATCCCTATGTCGAAGTGCGCCTTTTGGATTTGCACGTCCATCAACGTCATCCTCAGTTCGTGTTCCGCTCTCTCCTGTTTGCCTTGGCTTCCAGATGAACATGCCGGTGTCCGGCTCGTAATCGAGGACGGTGCGCAGTTGGTCCGCGGTTAGGGTTCCGTTTATAGCTTGGTAAGCCATGAGCTGCTCCTTCCAGCAGTTTGCGGTCAGAGCCCTGGAGACCGTCTGACAACGGTCCAGGGCTCGCCCTCCATAGCACACAGTTCGCGGGACTTGCAGGCGCAATCGCCTCGTTTCGCCACGTTCCACGCTGCCGCCGAGCGGGACCGCAAGGGTCCAACACGGGCGTACTGAGGCTGCCGCCGAGCTCAACGGGCGTGAGATCCACGAAAGGAGCGAAATCCCACACTAGGAGTGCTCGGCTATGGCCGATATGAATATTTCCCCAGCTAGACCGGGTTTAACCCCGATCATCTGGCAATCGGATTTTTGGGTAGAATATCTCCGCGAGAACCAATTTTCAGTATATTTTGGCACGACCCTCGATGCTATGATCCAATTACAGACGGATTTGACCCGAAAGCGCGGCGACACCGTCGTGTTCCCCACCGTCCGCAATCTGGTCGGAGCCGGGGTAACTGGGAATACGGTCCTAGAGGGCAATGAGGAGGTGCTCAACGCCCGCAGCCTGAACGTCGTTGTCGGCGTCATCCGGCACGCCGTGGCTGTGTCGGAATGGGACGAGCAGAAGAGCATCATCGATCTGCTCCAGGCCGGTCGCCAGGTGCTGAAGAACTGGGCCGCCAACAAGCTCAGAGCAGACATCATCACCAGCCTCGGTGCCATCACCGCAGACGGCAATGTGCAGCTCACCTACGCGGTCGCAACAGCGGCACAGCGCAATACCTGGCTGGTGAACAACTCGGATCGCGTCCTTTTCGGTGCCAGCAAATCCAACAACACGGGCGTCTATGCCACCTCGCTGACTAACGTCGACAACACCGCCGATAAACTCACCGCCGCCCAGGTCACGCTGGCCAAGCGCATCGCGCGCACCGCCACGCCCAAGATCAGGCCTATCCGCGTCAACCGTGACGAGGAGTGGTACGTAATGTTCGTGCCCAGCATGGCGTTCCGCGATCTGATGCTCGATCCGGTGATTATCAACGCCCTGCAATATGCCTGGAACCGCGGCTCAGACAATCCGTTGTTCACCGCTGGTGACATCCTCTATGACGGCGTGATTATCAGGGAAATCCCTGAACTGCCGGTGCTGGCGGGCGCTGGCTCCGGGGGCACCACCGATGTCGCTGCGTCGTATCTCTGCGGCGCACAGGCGATTGGCATTGCCTGGGCTCAGCGCACCAAAGTGATCGAAAACCGACGCGACTATGGCTTCTTCAACGGCGTTGGCGTGGAAGAAATCCGCGGCGTGCAGAAGCTGCGTTTCGGCGTTGATCCCACTGTTGATACAACAAAACCAGTGGACAACGGGATCGTTACGGTTTGGAGTGCTGCTGTAGCTGACGCATAACTGGGTGATCATCAGCTATTTCTTGGGCTATACTTCTAGGAGACCAGACATGCCTAGTGACAAGAACCAGCACGGCGAGATGCACGGCGCGCATCCCAGCCAGCAGTCGCAGCTCCCACCGCCCGGGCCAGGTGAGCAGCGAGCAGGGTATCCGGCCGGACCGCCGGAGCCAGGCCAGCCGGGATGGCGCCCACCATCGGAGCCGCGCGCCGCACCGGCCGTCGATCAGAAGATGGAGGCCGAGCGCAAGGAGGCGCAGGCGGTCTCCAGCATCGGCGCGCAGATCATCCTCGACTACAACTCCGAGGCCGGTCTCGGAGCGCGTGGCGGCGCGGGAGGGACGATCGAGGAGAACCAGATGGTCCGCGACGAGGGTCTTGCTGCGGTGGGCCTCGATCCGCAGAACCCGAGCGGGCCGCCGCCGATGGCGCCGCTGGAGCCGCCGCCGGAGCGTGCCAGAAGCAACGCGCCGCCGATCTCCAGCAAGGCCACGCGCATGACCTCCCTGGCCGCCGGCATCATCACCGGCAACGAGGCCACGCCGCCGCCTCCAGAGGGCGGTGGAGGCGGTTCCACCGCGCCGGTCAACACCGCCGTGCCGCAGGTCACGCAGAGCGGCACGACGCTGAGCTGCACTCAGGGCGAATGGACCAGCGAGCCCACCAGCTACGCCTACGCCTGGCAGGTCAACAGCGTGGGCGTCGGCACTGACGCAGCGACCTACGACGTGCAGCCGGCTGATGTGGGGCAGAGCGCGACCTGCACCGTGACCGCGACCAACGCTGCAGGGTCGGCGGCAGCGCCTCCGTCAGTCGGCGTTGTGGTGGCCTGAGATGACGATATCGGTCGGTACGATCGCACAGCAGGCGTTGCGTCGTCTTGGCGTGCGTATCGTACCGCTCGATGATTCTCCAACCTTGGTGGAAATGGTTTCATTCGACACCATCGCGATTGGCGCCCTGATCGAACTCGGGGTGATCGCCTCGGATGAAACGCCCATCCCGTCCGACATGGTGTTCATGCAGGACAAGGTGTCGAGCGTGCATGCTGCTTTAGACGCCCAAGGTATTGTGTGGTGGCCGGTCGGCAGCGTCCCGCGCGCGTTCACCGAGGAGTACACCAAGCTGACGGCAGCGATGGCTGGTAGCAGCTTCGGCAAGGCGATCGACCCGGCGATGGTGCCGCTGCTCGAGGCGCGCGTGCGCAAGGGCGCCATGGTGCTGTCTGCCGACGACAACGCGCAGCAGGCGGTGCAGGCGGTGCATGACGACCTGGTGATGCGCGGCATCGCGCGGTGGACCAGCCTGGATATTCCAACCGCGCTCGGTGATCCGTACGTCGTGCTCACCTCCGCCAATCTCGACCCGCTGTTCGGCCTGCAGACGACCGACGCGAACGACGTGCGCGACGCAATGGTGGCGATCTACCGCTATGTCGCGCTGCCGAGCAGCGGCGAGACGGTGTCGACGGCGTATTTCTAAATCCCACGAGGTGTGCGGTGGCGTATAAGCTCGCGTACAGTGACTACTCGACGGCCTCCGGACCGCCTGATCCAGCGGCGTGGGTTGGGCCACCTGGGCCTATGGGACCGCCTGGACCGCAGGGCGTGCCTGGTCCGATGCCTCCGGGCGGCCCGTTCCTGCCGCTGACCGGCGGCACGGTGTCGGGCGATACTTGGATCAATACCCATCTGGGGCTGGGCACCAGCAACTCGGTCGTATCTGGCGCGACATGGCAACCGCTGCTGGACCTCAATACCGGACTGACCGGCTCCACAACGGCATCCAGCGCAACCGACGTGTTCCGGATGACCGTCAACCAGGACAGCCTCGACACCTCCGGTAGCGCGGGTGGATACGTCAACTATATGGGCCTCAATGCCAACTTCGGCGGCGCCACGATGAAAGGCAACCGTCAGGGTTTTGCTGTTCAGATCGGCCTGACCGCGCCAAGCGGGAATACGCCGCAGGGTGGCTCCTATGTCGGCCTCGTCAGCACCGCAGCCGCCGTTGTTTCCGACAATGGCACCGGCCTTACGACGGGGACTATTGGCGGCAGTCTCTATGCCGCTAATCTTTACGCCTACACGGCCGGATCGGCGCGGAACTTCGGTTTGGTCTGCGGGATGGAAATCAACCCGGCAATCGGCAGCGGAACTTCGGCCACCCAAATTGTCGGGTTGCAGATCGTGCCGACTGGGGCACATCAGGTTCGTGGTGCATGGCACAATGATACCGGCTGTCTTATCTCCGGGCAGGCTGGGTCTGCCGGGTTAGACGTGGGCTATGCCGTCGGTTTCTCTGGCGGTTACTGGCCGATCCAGAGCAGCGGCTCGATCTTTCGGGCGCAACAGTCAGCGAGTGCGGCAACCGCACAGTTTGGCGTTGCGCTGCACGAGGCGTCGTTCCCAGAGTTTACCGCAGGTACAGGCACGCTAGGAGGTGCCTTCGTCAGCAACGGCTTCGGTGTGGATGGACTGGGCGCGGTTCGCGTCGGCACCGGATACCTGACACCGGACAGCGGCGGCGTCGGTTTGGACGCGCATGGTAGTGTCGGCACAGGTACGCCAACAGTCGCAGCACAGGGTACCGGCTATAACGTCGGGTCTATCATTTACGATCCATACGGCGGTATCTACAAAGTCAGTTCAACCGGCGCGGGTGGCGCAGCTCTCGCAGTGACGGTACTGACCGGATCGTTCGGCGAAACACACCAGCCTAGCTGGGCCAATGCGTCACCGCCGGCTAATCCTGTGCCGACGACGATATGGGCACGCGAAAGCGGCGCCAGCGGATGCACACTCAATCTGACCTGGGATACCAGTCGCACGCGTTTGTCGCTCAGTACTGGCGGCGGTCAGATTTGGCTGAGTGGACAAACGACAGGGTTCGCCAACGTCGATTTCCAAAGCGGTATCACGTTCGGCAACAACATCGTTGGCAGCACAACTGATTTGTCGAAGGGCATCCAGTTCTATTCTGGGTATGGCATCGCGCTCAGCGGCGGACGATTGAACTATGTGGGTGCCGCTATGCATGCGTTCGTCGTTGGCAGCAGCGATATCGTGACGTTTACATCTGGTGGTACGACGTTCATCGCGCCTGCATACAGTACCAGCGTGATGCAAGTGGGATTTGGCAGCAACAACGCCATCAAACTCACGACAGGCGCCCCCGGATCAAACGCGGTGCTGCTGGTGGGTCAAGGCACAGATGCCAGCCCGGTGATGGATTTCCAGGCGACAGGAACGGGTGGGTTCCGGTTCGTTTCCAAGATCGGTTTCAACGGCACCGTACCCGTTGCCAAGCCGACACTGACCGGCGCATGGGCCGGCAACACAGCAGGCAAGGCACTTGCGACACTGCTCGCAAGCTATGGGCTGTTGACCGACAGCAGCACTGCTTAGGACCGCACATGGACATGCAGCCGATCGAACCATCGCGCCAACTCTCCGCCACGCTCACCGCGCAGCAGTGGGAGGCAGTGCTGGGCCATCTGGACGCTGGACAGCATCGCGTGGTGCGCCCCATCATCGACGCGCTGATGCAGCAGCTACAGCAGCAGTCGCAGCCACGGTTCGCCATGGAGGACGCTGACCATGCCTGACGGCGTGAGCATCCCCGGCGGACCGTCCTTCGCCGGAACGCCGTCCTTGAGCGTCCCTGGTGGCCCCGATTTCGTTGGCAACCCGCAGCCGCCAGACGTGCCGTGCGACCCGATAGGCGATGCGTGGAGGGGCACGCCGGGGCCTCCCGGACCACCAGGCCCAGCAACGCCAGGTCCACCAGGTCCACCAGGGTCGCCTGGCGCCGACAGCACGGTGCCGGGACCAATGGGGCCTGCTGGGGCAACTGGCCCTGCTGGACCGGCCGGCGCGGCTAGCACCGTGCCAGGCCCCGCCGGAGCGACGGGCGCACAGGGGCCGCAGGGTGTTCCTGGCACCGGTAGCGTCGTCTCGGTGGCAACGACTGGCGCGGGCATCTCGGGCGGCCCTATCACCACAACCGGCACGCTTGCCGTGGCCTGGAACGCCGGCACGGTTGCCGCTATTGGCGCCGGATTATCGGCGGCTGGCGGCACATTGGTGGCCACCGGTTCGCCGCCTACCGGCCCAGCGGGCGGCAATCTTAACGGGACATATCCTAATCCCACGCTGGTAAACTCTGGCGTAACCCCTGGCACCTACGGCAGCGGGGCGCTGAGCCCGCAACTGTTTATCGACGCCACGGGGCGCGTCACATCCGCCTCGAATATCGCTATAGCACCAGCCGCCTCCTCACTCACTGGAACGCTGACCTACGCACAGCTTCCAAGCGAAGTGCAGAGCGTGCCGATCTCGTTTCCGTTCAGTGGCAAGCCTGCGACTGGCGCGCTAGTGAATGTGCCGATGCCGATGGCGTTGACGCTTCCTGCCAACCTTGCCGGCACCGTGGTCTACGACACCACCAAAGCGACCAGCAACGCAGCGTTCATAGTCAATCAAGTCCACTCAGGCACGATCACCGCGATTGGCACAATCACAATCACCAGTACGAGCAACACCAGCGCTACGCTATCAGGGGCTGGCGGTACACTGGCGGCCGGCGACGTATTGCAGATCGTTGCGCCTGCCCAGGATGCCACATTAAGTGATGTCGGCATCAGTGTTCTGGCGGCGCGCGTCTGATGGCTGTTCATACTATTTACATCCTCAACACCCTGGCGGTCACACCGAACTGGTGGGGCAATACCCAATTGGATGGCGCCGCGCCAACCGCCGCCAATACGATATATGGCTGGACGCCAACCACCAATAATGTCGTCACTGTGCCTTATTACCGTGGCCGCTTGGGCGCGAGCGGGGCAGCCTCCGCAGCACAGGGAAGCAGCTGGAATGCCAGCACGAGTGGGCCGACCAAGGGCGCTAACGCTACCTCCGCTGGCTCAGGTGATGCCTTTGTAGCCGGACCATTCACCGGCACGTTCGCTGCGACTGCCTGGACGTTCAACTGGAACATGCGTGCCAGCGTTGTGGGCGCGATCGGCCATGTGAATATGCGGGTATGGAAGTCGGTTAATGCTGATGGCTCCAGCGCAACACAACTGCTGGCTAATACCGCTGGCGCCACGGTCACGCTGAGCACAACTGCCGACGTTAACAGCAGTATTTCGTGGTCACCAGGGACGCTGACGCTCAGCAATGAATACCTGTTTTTCCAGGTGGAATGGCAGGAAACCACGACCGGCGTGGTCAATTGCAACGTCTTATTCAGAGCTGGGACTGCAATGATTACCACGCCGGATCTCGCTACGGCTGGAGCATCACAGGCCCGCGCCACGGTGCTGGCATGAACGGCCCCATCGTCACGATGATCGGATAACGCATGCCATCCTTCGCCATGACCGTGCCCTACATGCGCACCAGTCCGGTTCACATCCCGCGCCGTGATCTCGTGCTCGGCCGCGCTGACTCGCTGTTCCTGCGCGTCACCGTGGTGGACAGCGACAGCGTCTGTGCGCAAGGCATCGAGCTGTCCGGTGGCATCGGCGGCCCGGTGCTGCAAATGATGGTCTGGCCGGATCACCGGCACCGCACCTCATGGGACTATGGTGCTTACTGGACGCAGTGCCCGCAGACCGTGCTGTGGGTAGGCACGGGCGTGATCTCGGATGCTATCGGAGCGTTCGACATCAGCTTCCCCACGGCCACCATGGCAGGCTGGCCACGCCGCTGCGCCTACGCCCTGCAGCTCGACTATGACGGCGGCGGTAGCACGGATCTGCTTGCGGAAGGGCGGTTGCACCTGGCGCACTCGGTGCCGCGCTCAGTCAATCCCGTCATCATGCTGACCGACCCCAACCCGGCGAC